TTTTGTGGTATGTTTTTAAGTTTATCGGAAATCATACCACAAAGATACTAAAAAATATCTTCCAAAGTATCTGTATCACAAAATATTGTTCCACAATTTTTGCAAGCCATAATTTCAAATGGTTTTACTTTATTTGTGTCAGTTCTTCTCATTGTTTCAAATACAGCTTTACCTGTGTATTGACAATTTGGACACTCAATGGCGTCTGTTCTTGAGATTTCCTCAGATTGTTCTTCATTTAAATTTTCTTCGTGTTCTTCTGGTGTGTTTAATTCTTCCATTATTTTATTTTTATTTGTTTATTAGAACATAAGTCCTACAAGTATTCCAATACCAAAACCGGCCAACATTAAAAGTCCGGCTAAAGCAAATACATATTTTTTGAATTTACCTATTTGAAAAATGTCAGTTGTTTCTGGAACCAAACTTTTATAAGCGTTTGGTTGTAAATTCTTTATCATCTCATTGAGATTCTTCATCATGTTTGGGTCAAACATATTTTTATTCATATCAATTATTTATTACAAGGTTATTTTGTATTAGATCTCTTCGTTTAAAATCTATTTTGGTTTTTAAATCAACAATAAATGGTAAAGATAGCATACCGTCGTAATCTTCTTTTTTCATTTGGTTTTTGAAATTTTCAATTAATCTTTCACACGTTACCAATTGATCCCAAGTGTTAGAGGATTTAATAATGTTTTCAATCCACTTTTTGATTTGATATTTTTCTGTCATTTTTTATTATTTTATAATTGTTTAATTTTAACCATCTTAAAAATTGTAATGCGTCCCAATCATCTGGGTTTAATTCACCAAGAGGACCATCACCAAATTGGTCTATGAAACCTGGTAGGTAATCGTATTCTATCTCTTCGTTCATTCCGATTTATTTATGAATGATTGTCTTTTGGATGTTACCATCGCTTCAAGTGGCCAAATAACACTGTACTGATAATCTCTCCAATATTTATCTGGAGATTTAGTTCTTAATTGTTTTGCAAAATTAGTAATTAATTTTTTGGCAGTAAAAGTTTGTTGGTATGTCTCACAAGAATCAATTACCTTTTCTATCCATTTTGCTACGTCTCCGTAGTGTGTACTTCTTTGTTCCATTTTTATAATTTTTTTAATATTAAACACCCATCATCATCAAGTTTTGGTATATCACCATAATATACATTACCATTATTTGACATTGCCGGAACCATCACAATCTCAACATCAAATTCAGTTTGTTTTAGTGATTTAATATATTCACCCAATGTTTCTTTATGTGTTTGAAATTCTAAAGCTCTGTTCCAACATTCCACCATTTCTTTGAGGGTAAACCTTTTGTCGGCATTTACCTCAAGTGCTTTTTGGAAACCTTCTTTGAAAGCCCTCATTTGACCAACAAAATTAATGTTTTCATATAAATCATACCCCATTGCCAACTCATCCAAATCATAACCACGTTCAATTTCTTGACAGTTTTTTTGAGACAGGGATAAACCTTCTTTATTTAATGATGTGGACGCAATTACAACACCTTTATCATCTTCAAGGAGGAAATTAACATCCGTTTTAATCAGTTTTCCTTTCATATCACAAATATAATAAAACTTATTTAAAAAAACAAATCCCCACTCTTTAAATGGGGATTTAATTTTAGTTCTTGACCTATCTTATTTAATGTTTAAGAATGTTCCAGTACCACCAGCTACAGTTGTAGGTAAAACTCCATTCCAACTTTGTGCTTTCAAATACTCAACATATAAAGGTGTAATTTCTTTTTGTTTTATTTTCATAGCCAAGGCCAATGCTTGTGCGTCGATGATAACTTTTGCGGAGTCACCTTTTGCAATTGCGATTTTTTCTTGAGCTTCAGCTTCTGCTACTAATTTACGTTGTGTTGCCGCTTGTGCTTCTTGAACCGCTTTTGTTTTACCTTCAATCGCTTTTTGTAATGATGCTGGAGGTATGATATTAGTTCTTAACTGTGATACTTCAAACCATTTAGATAATCTTTTATTACACTCCGCAACAATTGCCGCTTCAAATTCTTCTCGTTTATTAAAGATTGCATCAACCTCCCACTTATTGGCCACGTCATTTACAGAACTAACAATCGCATTCATTAACCATCCTTGTTCAATTTGTTTAATATCTAATCTCAAGTTCTCAAACATATTACCAATAGCTGTTGGTTTAAGTGAGTAGTTGAATGATGGTTTAATTGTTGCAGCAAATCCACCTTTTGTAATCACAGTTTGATCCTTGTATTCAATATGTTGTTGGAATGTTGGAAACTCTAACATCTGTTCCGTCCAGGTATTATACATTACCCAACCTGTCTTGTATTCGTAACTTGATACACCTCGTTTGTCTCCGGTTAGATTAACTTTGATACCTACGTGACCTGCATCAACTCTTTCAAGTGCGAATGGTTGTACTGAAGATATAATCAAACCTAAAAGGAAGATGCCAAGTGGTTTAAATAACCAGGACATATTAAAAGTTTCTTTCATATCTCCCCATCTGTCTTGTTTTTGGACATACATATTGTCCCTTGTTGTAAATGCAATTACTAATGCAATTACTAATCCTAAAATAAAAATTAAAGTACTAATCATTTTGTTTTGTTTTTTGTTAAAATTTTGTTTGTTTCGTTTATTATATACATAAGAACTCCTATCAACCCAACGAAACTTAAAAGTTGGAGGAATCCGTTAACTTCTCGACTGACGATATATTCGCCAAATATTGATGCAATCACTATAAAACCTAACCACATCAAAAATAATTTAAAATACTTCATAACTTAATCTATTAAAAAAATACAATCATTAAAATCATAAACCTGGTCAGCCCTTGTAGATCTTACAAGTAATGTATATGTATAACCATAAAGTTTTAATTCCTTTTTTGTTTGACTTTCAACATAAGGTTTAATTGGTAATTCAATATTTGTTTCTATACCAAGAACATACTCTATGTTTTTTACTTTATCAGACCAATTAGAAATACCGTATTTACTCTTATATCTAAATTCTTTTCCAACTAACTTCGTCGTGTCAAATGTGACAGTTTTTTTTTCATCAGAATTGATTAATGGATTTTTCTCACCTGTTAGTTCTTCGTAATAGGGATTTAATTCTCCTGTTTGTGGGTCGTGTGTTGGTATTTTATTTGCCAAAGTTTCCATTGAATAATATTTTCATTTGATTCATAAGTTGTATCTGTCTAGTTTGCAAGTCTTTTACTCTTTTCTTTTCTTCATCATTTAGTTCGTAACTATTTGCTTTGATGTCAGAAATTTCATTTGTAATTCTTCTATGTTCAGTTAAAATTGTTTCGTAGATAGCTTTTTTATTTGTCATTTTACAATTGCTTTTGTTAGTTGGTTTATCAGTCCTTGGACTTCTCCGAACTCGTAGAATCTTACGGATGGGTCCGTATTGAAAAATTCAACATACCAGTTACCGTCTTTAATGTCTTCATTTGTTGGTGTTATAAATGTTAGACCATCAACAATATCTAAAACATAATAGTAAGATTCGTCTTCATCGTGTTCTTTAATTTCTTCACTTTTGAGTCCCAAAAGTATTAATTCTTTTTCTGTCATTTTACTAATTTTACTTTTTTTACTTTTCCTTTTTTATCTGTCTTATACTTGATTCTAAACTTATCTTCAATTGTATATTCCCCTTCTTCCAAGTTTAAACAATGCCATTCACAACTATCGTGGTGATAAAGATGAACGTGTATCTTTTCTAAATTTTTACAACTTTCGTATTCTACATCTTTATACTTCCAGTTTGCACAACTTGTTAAGAACAACACTGCTAATATAATAATTTTATTTTTCATTTTTAATGTGTTTTAAAATAAATGGTGGATAAATCCTAACTTCACTCCCATCACTATTAAAATAATATGCAGTATCGCCGTCAAAACTAATTGTATCTGTATACCAGATTGCAGAATGTGGACCATCTTTAGTCTCAACAGTTCCTTCTATTTTGTACTTGTATTCAATTTGATTACAAGATGTTAATATTAATAACAATACTAATAATTTTTTCATATATCTCTTGATGTTAATTCATTTAATATTTCTTCAACTCTCTTTTCACATTTTTTAAATCTTTGACTATGGTAATAATATAAAATTATAATAGCAGATAAGAAAAGAAATAAAATTGGTAACGAGATTATTTGTAAAAAAGCTAAAATAAATTCGGCAACTAGTACC